CAGCCGCCGCCCGCATCAGAAGCGCCCCTGGCGCAGCCGCTCCGCCGCGCCCTCCCGCTGCGCCTGGCGCTCCGCCGCCTCGCCCCGCGCCCGGGCTTCCTCGCCCCGGCGGGCGGCCTCTGCCGCCGCCGCATCGCGCCCCGCCCGCCTGCCGCTGAGCCAGGCGCCAGCCAGGGCGGCCAGCAGCGCCCCCGCCGCCGCCAGACAGGCCGCCAGGCGGCCCCAAAGCGCCGCCATCATGCGCGCCGCATCCGCCACCAGGTCGATGCCATCCAGGCCGCCACCACCAGCGCCACCAGGCCGGCCGCGATCAGCCCGAGGCCGACCCACCGATCCACCTCGGCAAGGGCGCTGACGAGCGACGGCAGGGCAGCGGCGGCGGGCGCGACCGCGGTGGCGACGCCGGTTGCCGTCTGCACCGTGGTGGTCTGCTGCGCCTCGCGCACGGTCAGCGCCGGCCGCCGCGCGCGCGCAAGAGCAGCCTGCTCGATCGCGCGCACGCGATTTGACCATCCGGCGCCAAACGCATCCCAATGCGGGCGCGTCCGGAGATAGGCCAGGCGGCGCCGACACAGCGCGCGGATCACCTCCTCAGGATTTGACTCGCGCGCGGCCGCCAGCGTCTGGCGCCCGATGGCGCCATCCGCCTTCACGCCGAGCACCGTTTGCAGGTCGCGCGCGGCGCGTGGCACGCCTCCGAGCACCGCCCAGTCGAACACGGCCAGGTCAATGCCAGGCGGCAGATCGTCCCCACGGACCGGGTTCCAGTAGCGCGCGAGGTAGATTTCGCGCGCCTCAACCTCTGTCAATTTGCGCACATCCTCGGCTGTCAGGCTGTCGTCGCCGCGCCATTCGCGGAGGGTGCGCAGCGTGATACCCATGTTGGTGGCACCGCCTGGGTCGCGCGGATGGTCAACGAATGGTCCCTCGTGGCGCAGCACGACGGCCACACACTCAGCGAAGCGTCGGTTCTGGCTCATGTCTTCATGTCATCCTATGTTGCCGTCACCTTGCGGGTTCGCGCTGCTGTTGCTGCAGCAGCGTTGCCCGCAGTAGCCGCATCTCCTCTTGCATCCCGGCCATCTGCGTGCGCAGAACTGCCAGAGCCTCCCGCGTCGCAATCGCCTGCTCTCTCGCAGTGTCATCGCGCGCTTCGATGGCTGCGATGCGGCGTTCGACGACCGGCATCGTGTGCGCCAGGTAAGAAAGCAGAGACGCGACCCACACCAGAAGTGCCAGCGTCAAGCCGCCAGTAACGGATGTGATAACAGCGCGCAACGGGCTGTTAGCGACCGCTGCAATTCCTTCGCTGACCTTGGTCATCTTCTGCTCCTCGCTTATGTCGCCACGACCACCACAGACCGCCGCGCGCCGCCCCCACCTCCGCCCTGGCCAACGGAGCGCACCACCTGCACCGCGAGAAGCGTCACTCGCGCAGTCCCGGTGTTGGCAGGAATGTCACCATGCACCACCTGCGCGGTCTGCTGGTAGATGCGCGCGAAGTCGCCAACCCAGTCCGCGCGGTCACGCACCACCTGCACCGCCACCTGCGACACTCGTGCGGTTCCGGTGTTGGACGGCAGCTGGTCATGGACAACCTGCACGTCCTGCTGGAAGACGCGCGCCTGCGTCATGACACAACCTCGACACCTGCCTTCAAGGCGTCCACGCCTGCTGCAGTCCAGGCAGTGTTCGTGTCAGGGTCTGTGTGCCAGGTGTCGCGCACATATTGCCCGCTCGGCGTGGCAACAGGAGTGAACGTCGCGCCGTTGGCCTTGGTGGTGCCGGAGCGGATGAATCCGCGCATCGTTCGCGCGCCGGTGTCCGAGCGCCCTGCGCGTGTGACGAGCTGCACCGCGTCAATCGTTGTCGGAGTGCCGCTGAGGTCCTGCAGGTCGTAGCGATCCACCTGGCCGACAGTGTTGCTCTGCACCCAGGTCAGCAGGTCCGGCGTCGCGTCTTTGATCAAATCGTAGTTGAGCGACCCCTGCGATGGTGTCCACTGCACAGAGTCGTCGCCGTTCGGAAAGATCGTTTCGATGCGTCGCGCGCCTGGCCATGAGGTCGGAGCGGCGCCAGTGGTGTTGTTGACAGTGAGGTTGTCGTAGATGGTGCGCCCGATATTTGAGGATTGAATCATGCCCCAAATCTCAATGCGGTTTGCAACACCACTACCGCCGTTGCGAGTGTCCACATTTGACACAGAGGCAACGGAAGTGCCATCCACACGCACATCAATCAGACCACCGGTGTCCGCAATAACGGCGCGCATCTCGACACGATAGCGCACGTTCAATGCGAAAGTGAATGTGCTGTCTGACCCAAGCTGCGTCGTGTCACGACGCATGCGGATAGCGCCACTAGTTGTAAGTGCGAGGTTCGCGTGTGTGGTGGTGCCCTCCATACACGTCACAAACCTTGAAGGAGTGGTTGTTGGGAGAGCCTCGAAAAGCACATCAAAAGCAAGAAACAATTCCGAAGCCGTAGATGACAGCTCAGCCGTCATTCCGAAATTGGAGGAACCGTTGGGGATTGAAACAGCACGGCCATGGCTATAGAAGCCAGGGACGAATGTGATTGTGTTCTGGACAGGCAAAACAGGCCATTGCGGCGATGCCGCGATGTCGCTCTGCGAGTTGTAGTAGTCGAACCCTTCGATCAGAATGTAGGCCATGTCAGATGATCCTCGCGCGAAGAGTGATGGCGATGTCCGCCAGCGTGGTGTCCTGCACCAGCGGCGCGCGCAGCATCAGCCTATCGCCAGGCTCAAACACTGCGTCGTTAGCGACGGTGAACGTGGCGGTATTGGAGCCTGCGCCGAAGGCTGCGTTCCCGACCGACACGCCGTTGCGGTGGATGGGGAACTGCGCAGCGGCTGTCGGTGCTGTCTCAGCGTAAGCACGCGCACCAGGCGCACCTGCTGGCACCACAAGCCGCCGCGTCGCCACGAAGACGCCCACCAGCTCGTCTGCGCCAGGCTGCCCGGCGACAAAGAACCCGATCTCCGCGCCAGCACCGATCGCCACGACATTGGTGGTGTCTCCCTGCACCCAAACGGATGCAGCGGGCGGGACCCAGACGCGCTCGCCTGCTGCGTAGCCCACCTCAATGGACCGGTTTCCCGACACTCGGTTGTCCACGCACAGAAGCCGTCTGCCGGATGGCAGGATCAGCCGCCGGTTCGCTGTGACGCTGCCTGTGCAGCGGATCACCGCGTTTCTCCGCGCCTGATCCGCCGTCAGCGTTACATCTGCGTCGGCATAGGTGATGACAACCTCGCGGTTGGTCGCGTTGTCGAGCGCATCGAACGCCGCGTTGATGGTGACTTCCTTCTGGTTCTGTGATGCGGCGACATGCGGGATCGCAAGGTTGGGCGTCGTCATACGGTCCGGCTCCCTGGAATGCCGCGTCCGACCAGCGCGCTCATCTGATAGACGCGCACGCCGACTGGATTGCCTGGTGTGATGCCATCTGTCGTCTGCTGGGCCGCGCTGTAGGTGACTGTCGGCGACGTGAGGCCTGTCACGGTGCGCACGACAGTGTTGCCGTTGAGGAACTCCACCTCATAAGTCTCGCTTGACTCGCCCAACGGCACGTCACCAGTCAGGTCGCGTAGCTCCCCGCCCACGCGCGTGCGCCGCACCCACGTGACTGTGAGGTTGTTGCTCTGGTCGCGGGTGCCGGTGATATGCACCGGCGCATAGGGGCGCTCCGCGCGCCCGCGTGCAGCCTTGGTGACCACCGTCGCCGTCGCCGGCACATCAAACTGCCCGCGCAGGCGATAATAGCGCGTCGCGCTGAGCAGCGACGCAGGCGACTGCAGGCGCAGCCGCGCAGCGTCGTCGTCAAGGATGATGAACACATCGCCTGCCGCGCGGTTGGTCGAACCGTCCTCGGTGCCACGCCTGCCGCGCAAAAGGCGCGAGAGTGTCCACGATCCGTCAGTGTTCTGCACCGCGTCGCGCCATTGGATCAGCTCCAACGTGCCAGTGCTCGGCGTGAGCAGGACGGCAAGGTTGGTTCCGTTCAACACCTCCAAGTCGGTGGCGGACTCCGGTTCACCGCTCATCATCCACACTGTCAGCGTGTTCACGTCGTCCCATGTCCACACTGATGCAGGCGCGCCGAGAGCGTTCGCTGCCGCACCCCACTGCACGCCGTCCACGATGGCGTCGAGGTCAGTCCACGACGTCAGATCATCGGACAGCGCCACCTCCGCGCCGCGCCAGTTGTCGCCATAGCCACCCGCCAGCAGGTATTCGCGGAGCGCGGTGCCATTCGTGTCGTCAGCATCAAGGAGCAGCGGCAAGTTTGGCGCCCACCCCCGCGTCACGTAAGGCGCAGGCATGCCGTTGGCGAAATAGTCGCCGATAACGCCTGGCGCAGTCAGCGCATAGTCGGCAGGGTCCTCCTCCACCGCCTCGAAACGCATGGTGTAGTCGGCGCCGAGATCAGCTCGCGTGAGACGGAGGCGCATCGTCGTGCCATCCGCGCGCGTGGCATTCAGCACGTCGGCGGGGTCGAAGCGGAGGTGGCGCGGAGTGCCGCCAAAGGTAACACGGTTGCGCTCACGCCAGGCGCTCATGAGCAGGCGGCGCGCCAAGGTGCGCGCTTCGCTCGCTGTCATAGGCACCGCTACGTCCACAGTTGCGGTGCTCTCGGAGCCGCTCACCGAGACCGGTGCCGCTGGCCGCTGCCAAGTCTGTGCGCCCACCTCATAGTCGCGGTCCACATCAAGATAGCGGAGCGTTAGGCGGCGTGGCAGCTCCCGATCCTGCGCGCGGTCCTCGGTCAGCACGCCGGCGCTCGGTTGCGGGCGCAGAAGATCATCGTAGTTGATCGTCGCGGACACCGCACCACCGCGCTTGACGGCGCGCATTTGCCCGTCAGTCTCGACGAGATCGAACAGGAATGCAGCGGCAAGCGGCTCAAGCGCGTCGCGCGCGGAGCCTGCGCGGCTGACGACATAGCCGCGCACTTGGTTGGTCAGCGCGCCAAGAGAGAGGTCGGAAGCAGCGAGACCAGCGCGCTTAGCGATGTCCTGCACAATGCCGGACAGCGACACTGTGCCTGTCGTGGCGCGACCGAGCAGCAAGCGGCGCGTGAACGACACTGCGAGATCATAGTCACCGTCGAAGAGGCAGATCGGAGCCGAAATGTTGGAGTGCGACGTCAGCTGGCCTTGCTGCTCAATCACGCCGGTGCGTGTGTTGATGACGATGCCATCTCCGTCAGTTCCAATCCACGCAACGCGCTCGCGCACGAGCAGATGGCCTGACGCGTCACTTCCGTTGACAGGGATGATATTGTTGTGGCCCGGTGTCCGCCATACCACCCCAGCCGATAGCGACCATTTGAATGCGAAACGCTGGGTGCTCAACTGCGTTCCAGGCCAGGACACAAACACGATCAGGCTATCGTCGCTCGCGTCCCATGCTGCGGTGAGAATTGTGGGCGCGCCAGCGGATACAAAGCCGAGCATCGACGCAGTGATAGTGCCTGCGAGCGTCGGCACGATGCCTGTCGTCATACCAACCGGCGGAGCGAAATAGGCCGCGCCATCAGTCACTCGCAACCGCCAGACGTCAATCTCCTGCGCCGATGTCGCGACGCCGATATGCCATGCATCGGTTTCGCCGATCCGCTGCGCACCCTGCACAAAAAGGCCACGAGCTTCACTACGCGGCAGATACAACCTCGTGACATTGTTTTCCGCGCTCGGGAGGATTACCGTGCCGGTATCGACATCCAGCATTAGCGGTGTCGGCTGAGCAGACACGAGGGCATTTTCCGCCAGGAAGAAGCGGCGCGGTTTCGGTCCGCGCACCTCGATCGCGGCTGCGCGACGGGAACCTGCTCCGATGCTATTAGGACCACCGAAGCTCCCAAAAACACCCCACTCCCACAGCGTCGCGCCGCTGATCGGGTCAATCGCGCGCACTGGCCGGTAGTTGGATGATCCGGCCCTCATACCGACAAGTGGACCACCGGGGAAACAGCACATCACGCGCCCATGAAGAGCATCGCTATTTGGAACTGCGCGCGCGGTCCTCGCAATGTAGTCCAATTCCACGATGCTGCTGCTGACCAGATAACAGCGGCGGGTGCTAAAATCTCCGCACCCGACGCCCACGTTGTAACTGCCCGGCAGTATGTTTGCAGGCTCATCCACATTCACGCTGGTGACGCTGGTGGAGATCAGCGCAGTCACGTTGGGCAGCCGGTTGCCGAACGGTTCAAGGTCGAGGTCCTCGAACACGACGTAGATCGTGCCGCGATAGGCTGGCGTCTTGCCTTGCGGTGCAGAGGCAGCGATCAGCGGATCAGGCTGTTGCGTCTCGTTGCCCTCATACGCGCGGAGGCGAAGCCCTGGCACGCGGATTTGCAGACTTCCGCCCGTCGCGTCATACCCCACCTTGTCGTCGAACCACAGCTTGACGATCTTGCCCGGCCCCTCTCCGAACGCCACAGCGAAGGATGCCGAGTAGCGATAGGTGGTGCTGCTGCGCCCGCCGCCTTTGCCGAGCCTCTGGCGCTGCTTGCGCGCCTTGATGCCTGGGGACCAGATGATGTTCCCGGCCACCCGCGCAGTGCCGTAGATGAGCGGGATCGGCGTGCCGTAAGCGCTGGATTGGACCGTGAGATCGCCGAGCTGCGGTCCACCAGCAGGGCGAGACGGGAACAGTGCCTGGCCGAGCAGCGCGCCCGCAGTCCACCCGATGGAGGTGAGGACACCGCCGCCAAGCGCGGAGCCTACCAGCGCACCACCAGCGGCGAGAGCAAGGACTGCCATCGCTCAGGCCCCTATCCGCCACGCGCCGATCAGCGCGTCGGCGAGGTCATGCGTCAGCGGCTCCTCTACCACGCGGCGACGTGGCGCATAGGCGTGAATGACCGTCGGCACGTCATCACGCGACGCCGCAATGCCGACATGGCCTGCGTTGACCCCGTCCACCTTGAACACCACCACGTCACCCGGTTGTGGCGCCGCCACGCGGCGTTCGCCCACAGCGTCAACGCCCGCGATGATGCGCGCGGCAGATGGCTCCCGCGCATACGGTGTCGGATCGTCCAGCATGATGCCAACGTCACGGTGCGCCAAGATGACCAGCCCGATGCAATCCACGCCCATGCGGCTGCGCCCGAGGTGTCGCCACGGAACGCCGAGATAAGACCGCGCCGCTTCCACGATCGCGCTCATACCGGCCGCTCCAATGCCGCCTGCGCACCAGGCACGTCCGGGAACCCACGGAAGCGCGTCCAATTGCTGAACTTGTCGCGGCACGTGATGAAGCGCTTGTCGCAGCCTGGCAGCACGCGCAGAACGTCGCCGACTGCAATGGGCGCGGGCAGGGACAGGAACAGCGTCAGAGTGCGCGTGGCCTGCACCCAGCCATTGACCTCGCGCACCGCGCCTGCGTTGGCGCCTGTGACCCAGATCGCCAGCCCGCCATCGAACCAGCCATCGGCATAGGCCTGGATGCCGTCCGCCTGGAGCACAACGCTTGCCTGCGTGACAACCGAGGAGACGGTAGCAGGCTGCGCCCACGCCGCGCGCGCAGTCCATGTCACCGTGCCGTCCGTCGTGGTGCTGTTGATCGTGGTTGAGAACGTCGGAGGTGACGCGGCGGTGGTGCCAGCGGTTGTGCATTCGTAGATGCGGCGTTCCTCGCGGTATGGACCAGTCGCGGAGGTGTCTGTTTCAACCCTCACGAACGCACCCACCGCATAGGCTGTGCTGTTGGCGCGCAGCGGCGGAGAGGTCGGGATGCCGCATCGCGTGTCGCCGAGGTCAGCATCGCAACCAGGCGCATAGCTGCGCACAATTTGTTGCTGCAACGCCTGCGCCAAGCCGCGCAGCTCGACGCGCGCCGTGCCATCATCTTGCGGCTGCACGCGGCCGAACCAGCCTGTGCGCAAGGTGATCGCACCTTGCGACGTGTCCGACCAGTTGACCAGCATCAGACGGAACTTGGCGTTGTCCCAGCGTCCAGCGCGGATATCAGCGGCAGTGATCGCAGCGTTGTCGAGCAGCACAATGATCTCGCTCTCGGCAACGCTCATGTCGGCTGATGCGCTTACCGCCTCGCGTGTGTAAGCGCGTGATGCTGAGTATGTTTGCCCGGCAACCGTCAGGTCGCGATCATGGTCTGTGAAGCGGAACACCTGCCCATCGCTGCGCGTGATCTCAATGCAGGTGGCGAGCGTAAGCGGCGCCCCGGAAGAGAGGAGCGCGGCGAGACCGGCGGACGCAGCCTTCATTCGCGGACCTCAACCACAGGGATGTCGGCCCAGACGCCGCGATGGAAGGCTTCCAGCGTCAAGCCCATCTCGTCCGAGTCAAAGCGTGCCGGAACGTCAAACTCGCATTCGACCTCGACCGCCTTGCCAGTGGTCGCAGCGAGGGACGAGCCTATGGTTATGACGCCAGTGAGCAGGTTGACCTGGAATTGCGTGGCACCAGGTCCAAGCGTCCTCTCCACGTTATCCACCCAGCATTTGACCGTATTGGCCACCGGCTTGGTGATAATGCGGTCCTGCGTCTGCGAACCGGACGTGTAGCGCTTGAATATCTGGTAGTTGGCAAGTGTGCCGTTTGTCGTTCCGATCTGCTGACGCGGCACCTCAAAGTCGGAAAAATCCTTGAAGCGGAACGCGAAGGCGCGGCCGCGGCGAGCGCGGAAGAAGGCCTGAAGCACCTGAAAGTCGGTGCGCGTGCGCAGCCCGCTTGCCACGTTCCAACGGCCACGGTCACGAGCCCAGCGTTGTGTGCGCACCTCGTCTCCGCTGGCGCAGGTGGCAACCAGCGTGTTGAACACCGGCCCGCCCTGCGCACCCTGGCCGATGACGGTCGGGAAGCGGACGTCGTGGAACGACATCAGAGGTTCCTCGCGGCCATGCGCACCGCGCGCGCCATGCTCGCCTCAATAAGCGAGCGTGACGCGTAGAACGTGTCCGGCGAGGGCGCGACGATGGTGACGTTGACCTGCTGCGCGCCGCCGCGCCCGGCGCGCGCTTCGCGGCGCACCTCCTCGCGCGAGAGCACGCGCTCACCCCGTTGCAGGATCGCCGGCACCTCGTCCGGGCGGAGGCCCAAGAAGCCGCCCGAGTGCAGGCGCGGCGCACCGGCAAAGGCCAGTGCTGGCACGTTGCGACCCGGCGCCGCATTGCCGACGATGCCGCCGGCGTGGAAGATCGAGCCGAAGATGGAGGTGAAGAGGCTGCCTATGCTACTGAACAGCCCGCCGACGCCACTGCTGCCAAACAGAGATCCGTTGAGCAGACGGGAGAAAATGTCCCCGCCACCGCTGCCGGTGCCGAACAAGCTGCTGAACGCGGCCAGAAGCGGCTCGGTCACCAGCCTACGGGTGCCGATGCGGAGCAGGTCCTGCTCGATGCCGCGCAGCACGTCGCGGAAGGAGGCGCCGCGCACTATGGCGTCCTCGAAGGCGGAAGAGAACGCCAGCCCGAGTTCGCGCGCGGTATCGGTCGCTTCCCGCGTGCGTTGCTCGGCGCGCTCAAGCTCGTCAAGAGCGGCCTGCGCTTCGCGGCGGATGGTCTCTTCCGGGATGGGGACGCCCGCCCGCTGCGCGCGTTCCGTCAGACTGGCCAGGTTCTCCAGCCTGCGCTGATAGCGCTCGTAAGCCGTCTCGTTCTGCTGGATGAGGCGCTCGCGTTCGCGCAGCACCTCGTTCAGCTCGCGCTCGGCGTCGCGGTTATCGCGCGTCGCATTGGTCGCGCGGCGCTGGGTGTCGGTGAGCCGCTGCAGGGCTTCGTCGCGTTGGCGCGTGGCCTCGGTCACCAAGCGCTGCGCCTCGGCCGTGTCGATGGCGCCGGCCGATTCCGCCTCGCGGATGCGGTTCAACTGCTGCTGAAAGTTCTGCTCAATGGCTATGCGACGATCCAGTGTCGCCTGCAGCCTGGCAATATCTTCGGCTGCGCGCTGGCGGCGGATTTCCGCCTCGTTGCCGCCCGCACGGGTCTGCGGGTTCAGGATCTGCCGGGCGCGTTCCTCGGCGGCGCGCGCCTCGGCTTCGAGGGTGGCGATTTCGCGCTGCACCTCGTCAAGCTGCTGCCGGATCTCCGCAATCAGGCCGCTGCGTGTGACGCCGGCCTGCTCCCGCGCCACGCCGACTAGCCCGCGCTGGATAGTGCCGCGGCGGGGCTGGGAAGAGACAGCCGGCTGGCCGGCTCCCTCGGCTTCAAGCTCGCTTAGGCGCCGCTGAAGCGCGTCGCGTTGGCTTTCGAGCGACGCACGGCGTTCCGCCAGCGGCGCGCCGACCACAATCCGGTTGATCCGATCCGCTACATACGTCAGCGCCGGCGCCACCTGCGCCATAAGGTTGCGCGCCAGCGACGAGAAGGCGCGCTCCAAGGCGGCGATCTTGTCGGACGCGGCATCGGCCTTGGCGATGAGGTCGGCATCGGCGATCGCGCCGAAGCGCAGCGCCTCTGCGGTGAGGCGTTCCAGCCCTTCCCGACCTTGCAGCAGGAAGGGGATCAGCCTCTGGCCGAGCCGATCGCCAAAAACCGCCGTGGCAATGGCCGCACGTTCAGCCGGATTGGAGATGCCGGAGAGCCGTTCGGCAAGATCAACTAGGACCGCCTCTGTCGCGCGGGCGTTGCCTGAAGCGTCGCGAAAAGCGATGCCGAGGCGGTCAAAGGCTCGCTGAGCCGCTTCCTCGCCGATAGCAGCGTCAGAAATGCGCCGCGTTAGCGCCTGCAGGCCGCGCTGCAACTCCTCGTTGGAAAGCCCCACCTGCGTCGCGGCATAGCCGAAGGCCTGCAAAGCGTCGGTAGAGACGCCCGCGGCGTCGGCCAGCTCGCCAAGCCCGCCGACGGTGTCGATCGCGGACCGCGCAAACCGAGCCACTGCACCTACGGAAAGACCAGCGAGCACCGGGCCGAGAAGGCGCAGCGCCGCGCTGGCCGCCTCAGATGACCGGATGATCTGTTGCAGGCTGCGGGTTCCGGCCTCGCCAACCTCGCGCAGGCCGCGCTGAACCTCCTGCGCGCCTTCGAGGCCAAGCCGGATGCCAACACGGCGAACAGTTCCGCTCATTCCGCGTCAGACTCCTGCTTGTCCTCCTCCGAGCGGCGCGCGCTGGCCATGCCCTCGCGCATCGCACTGATCAGCGTGGCTGCGACCGTCGCCGTCACGCCCTGTTCGGCCGCGATCGCAAGCGCCGGCGCCAGCGCGATCGTCGCGCCGGACATCCCAGCCTCAATGCACAGCATCCCGGCCTCCCAGCAGATCGCGCCTTCGATGCTCTCCGGCGCGTTGGCGACGAAGGGACACTCCATCCCGCAATCCCGCTCGACGGCCGCGCAGCCGCGGCAGTAGTCCGGCCCGGTTCCGAACTGCCACGCGGCGCGGGCCTTCAGGCGTTTCCCTCGGCTGCCAGGGCACGCAGAGGGCGATAAACCGCGTCAAAGAACGCGGTGGCCATCTCCTCATGCCGCATCAGCAGCGCCGCGCGATCGGGCGTCAGATCAAGAGGCTGGCCGGCGGCGTCCGAAACGCCGCGCCACTCCACGATGGCATAGCGCGCCAGCGCCTCCACCAGAGATGCAAAGCCAAGCCCGGCCATCAGCGCAGCATCGCTTCGATCCGCCTCCGGGACCTCCTCCATGGCCCGCCGCGCCGCTGATTGCGCCGCGACGATCACTGCGGTTGTAACCGGGCGCACGCGCACAGAAACGCCATGCGGCAGTTCCACCCAGCGCGGCTCGGTCGGAATGTCAAGCGTGATCATGCGTAGCTCGCCACGCCGTTGCGCAGGGTGACGGTGAGCGAGGGACCGCCGTCAGCCGATGCTCGGAAGTCGAAGGTCACCGCCACGCCGCCAGGACCGTCCACCTCAGCACGCGGCTTGGACAGGAATGCGCGCGGAATGTTGAACGCCACTTCGCGGGTTGTCGTCTTCCGGAAGCCCAAAGTGATGTCAACGGGCGTGTCTGCCAGGGCGTCAGGCAGGAGACCGCCGGAGGCGAATCGCGCAGTGATGCGCCCCGTCACGCTTGTGCCGCCAGGCTCGGCCTCTTCGATCTTCCGGTCAGCGCGGATGGTGCGCAGCGGTTCGATGCCGTTGGAGATGTCAAGCGTGGCGTCGGTGACAAGCGCCAGCGGCGTCGTGTCCTTCAAAATGCGGCCTTGGGCACGATTGTAGTTCTCGCCCGTCGCGGTGGTGGGCGTGCCATGCACGGCGGTGGCTTGCAGGTCGCCGCCCTGGGCCATCAGGCCGAGCCGCGCTGTGGCAGGCCCAGTTGGACTGAAGCCGATGGACATGGTTCCCGCGCGGACGCCCGTCAGCACCAGATACCGGTCCGTCAGAACCGCGCCGTAGTCAAGCGACAGGCTGCTCGATGGCAACATTGCCGCGCCAGACGTGAAGGTATGCACGAAGTTCGGGCTGGTGCCGGTCGTGGTCGGGGGGCCGAACAGAAGGCGAAGCCAATGGCCGAAGCCGTCATGGTTGATCGGGATTTCGACCTCGCCCTCGGTGTCGATCTCGCCGAGGATCGGATCGCCGGGGTCGCGCCCTTGGCCAAGGCCGAGCACGCGCACGTCAAGCAGCTGCTGTGACACACCGAGGCTCGCGCGCAGGAAGCCGAGCCGGGTGTAGTTGCCGGTTGCGAGGGTTCCGTAGGTGGTCTCAGGCTTGATGTAGAGATTGGCGTTGGCGCCGATCACGCCGGGCATGGCGGGGCTCCTTCGTCTGACGTTGCGGGATGTTGCACGGCAGGATTAGCCGAGCGGAGTGCCGGTGGCGGTGAACCAGAGGGTGATTGGCAACAGCGCTGATCTCAGCGCGGATGCGCCGTCGACCGGGACCGCTTCAATCAGCGGCGAACCAGGCTCGGCCCATTCCACTGCGCCGCTTAGCGTGCGGTTGTTGGCGATGGCAGAGGCCGCCATGCCGAGGATGTCCTCCAACCGGGAGATGCGTATTGCCTCCGTCGCGCCGCCAACGGTGATCTCCAGCTCGGCGCGATGGCGTATCGCGTAGGCGAGCGGCGAGATCATCGCCGTCGCTTCTTCGGTCTCTCCGTCCTGGAGGACCATGACGCCGCCCTGGGGCAGAGTTTGCGGCACCGTCTCGTTGCGCAGCAGCGTCGGCGCCGGAGACAAGCTGATCCGTGCTGTATCTAGCACCTGGAACAGGGCGGCGAGAGCTGCCTCGCGTGTGCTCACCGTCATGCGTCGCGCCCCCAGCGGCTGCGCAGGGTGGTTTCCATGCGCGCGGACGCGGCGCGCGCGACGGCGGCGATGTCGAGGCGCTTGGACAGGCGGAGCTCCGGCACGAGCAGGAACATCGGCGCGAAGCCTTGCGCGAGCAGCCGTTGCGTCAGCTTGCCGCGGGAGAGATAGGCGCCGCGCAGCGTGGTGCCGCGCGCGCCGACCTGCAGCAGGTTCCCGGCGATGGCGATGTCGGAGATCCGCCCCGCCGCCGAGCGCCGCTGTGCCTGCGTCACCCGCAGGCACCACAGCTTGTTGCGGCTGCCCTTGACGGCCAGCACGAAGGCGGCGCGGCTGGCGGCCATCTGCGCGGGCGTGACGCGCGGCCTGGAGGTACGCAGCCCGCCGCGGCGGTTGGCGTCCAGGGGCACCGCCAGGAACTTCCCCGCACCCTTGGGACGGATCACCGCGCCGCGATCGAACGCGTCGATGATGGCCGGGGCGCGAGACGACACCAGGGCGGCCGGGCGCAGCGTCGGCGCGCTGGTGGGATAGACCCCCAGCCGCCAGGTGTTGGCGAGCCGCGCGCTGCGCGCGCCGAAGGCGCTGCGGACCTGGCCGCGGAGCTGCTCCTGCGTCCAGCGGCCGGTGTCGGTGACGGCGCCGCGCGCAGCGCGCTGGCCGGCGGCGACCTCGGCGGCCATCAGGCTGCGGAGATCGCCCGTCACGACGGCAGTGAGGCCGAGCGTCATGCTCCTGGCTCACCCGGAGCAGTGCTCGACATGGGTGCGCAGATCCTCGCGCTCCGACGCGATGGTCTGGAACTCGGCCATTGCCACTCTCCCTCACCGCCTGCACGCGACGCGCCACGCGGTGCCGGTGGCATCGCGCAGCGCGCTCTGAACGACCAGCGTGGTCGAGCCGATCGTGAAGGTGTCGCCCGGCAGCACGTCGGGCCGTGCCGCCACCGGCACCGTCAGGATGTCGGTGGCGGTGATCACGCCGCTGTCGAAGGCGGAGGAGACCTCGTCGGGGGCGGAGCGGATCACGCGGAGCTGGGCTGGCGTGCCATTTCCGCGCTGCCACGTCGCGGCGACGCCGAGATTGACGTCCGCCACCAGCGCCGCCATCGCCGCGGCGAAGGCGCTCATGCGCCGTCCGCCATGCGCTGCGCGACGGGCCGCACCATCATGCGCCGGACGCCGGCACGCGCTCGAGGGTCGCTCGCACGTTCGCATCCGCCGCCGCTGCGGCCACCGTGCAGATGGCCACCTGAAAGTTGCCCGTGGCGGTGGTGGTGAGGCGGCGGTTGGTGTTGTCCCAGAACAGCCGCGCGCCGGCCGTGATGGCCTGCCCCGGTTCCTTGGGCAGCTCGAACTCGCCGCGGGTCTCGCACTCGACGGTTTCGTTCTGCGCCGCGTCCGATGCGGCGACGCCGAAGAACGCGCCGACCAGCATACCCTGGCCAGAGAGGATGCCGCCGGAATAGGGCACGACCATGGGGATGGAGCGCGCGTCGGGGCGGATGCAGTTGCGCATGGTTGGATCTCCTGAAACGCAGCAGGCGTCCGCAGGACGCCCGCTGCATGGGGTTGTGATGGAAAGGGGACGCCGGGATTACGTCCCCGGGTTGAACCAGCCGCCACGGTAGTCGATGGCGCCGACGCCGAAGTCGAAGATCACGCTCACCTCGACGCCATCGGCGCCCTGCACGGGGCCGGTGGTGACCTGCGGTCCCTCCGCGCCGTTGAGGTAGCCGTAGGTGTAGACCGGCGCCGAGGAAGGCTCGGCGAAGAGATACCAGCGGTTGTTGGGGATCAGCGGCTCGACGATCGGCTGCAGCAGCCCGGAATAGGGGTTCACGTTGCCCGAGCTCGACGGCGTGATCGCCGTCGTGATCTTGAGCGCCGTCAGTTCGAGCGACGGCCCGACCAGCAGGCGCATGTTCCGCCCGAGCGAGATCGGCAGGCCATCCAGCGTCTTCTGCCGCATCATGGCAGCGCGACCGACACCGATATTGGTCTCATCGAGCGCCGTGCCAGACGTGGCCTTGTTGGCGCGTGCCGTGCCGGTCCCGAACACCGTGCCGCCGGCGGTTTCCAGCGTCGGGCCATCGCCATTGGCGAGGTTGACCAGGGCATAGGCGGTGGCGTTCTCGAAGTCGGTGACGCGCCGACCGATCATGGAGGCGAAGTCGGTGAAGGCGCCGAGATCGTCGTTCACCAGCATCTGGCGCGTCACACGGACGCGCCGGGCGAAGGTGCTGAGGCTCACCGTCTCCCGGCTCTCGCCGATGGTGCCGACCTGGATCTCACCATTCTCGGCGAGCGCCAGGAGATTGGGGAAGTCGCCGACGCGCAGGTAACGGTGCGGCTTGAAGTCGCGGAAGTCGCGCCGCAGCATGATCTGCCGGTAGGTCGGGGTCGCCAGCGCGTAGGTCGCGAGCAACATCTTGTTCGCGGCAGCCGAGAGCAGCAGCGGGAAGTCCGAGGTGGTGTGGAAAGCACGCTCGGCGAGGCGGGCGGGCTCGCGCGGGATCTGGCGCTCGCCGCTGCGGGCGAGCAGCTCGCGGATCATGTCGGACGGGCGCCAGCCCAGGAACTCGACGTGACGCCCATTGCCCTTCGGCTGGTAGCCGGGCATGGCGCGGACGGCGATCGCCTCGGCCATGGCCTCGCGGATAGCGACAGGGTCATCATTGCCAGGGCCGGTCTCCGGACGGGCGGGGATGGAGGGGCGCGTCCCCTCGCTGACCAGGAGATCGAACAGGGCGCGGCGGACCTGCTCGCCGCTCCAACCGCGCTCCACCGCCTCACTGCGGACGGGGGCGATGCGGTCGGCCGGCAGCAGAGCGCGCGCGGCCTCGACGGCGGTGTCGATGGCCGCGATGCGCTCGCGTTCGGCACGCTGCGCCTCGGCGCGGATGGCGTCGATGTCGGGCGCGGCCCGGGCGGATTCGACCGGCGGGGTCGTGGAAGAGGTGGCGTTCACGATGTTCTCCTGGTGCGAGGGGATGGACGGCGCGGCGGAGGGCGGCGCCGCGGGCGGGGCTGCCGGGGTCTCCGGCGTCGTCTCGGGCATGCTGAGTTCCTCTGACAGGGCTGGTTCGACAGCGACGGCAGGCGCGCCCTGATGCGCCTCGCCACGCACTGCGGCATCCCGGTCCACCGGGACCGGCACGACGGAGATCTCGAAGGGCTCCCAATCCACGGCGCGGTGGACGGTCTCGCCAGTCGCGACGTCGGGCCGCGTCTCGTAGCGGTGCACGCGATAGCCGACGCTGACCGCGCGCAGCGTGCCATCGGCGATGCGCTGCCAGACCGGCTCCACATCTGCCGCGGTGGAGAACTGCAGCGTTGCGTACCCGCGGCCGCGCTCGAGGCGGGCGGCGGTCACGCGTCCGAGCACGTCGCGGGCGCCGCCACGGCGATGGGTGTCGAGTACCGGGGCGCGGCCCGAGCGCAGCGCGTCCATGCGCACCGCATTCGGCGACATCTCCAGCTCCTCGGTGATCAGCCCGAGGGTGGGGACGAAGTTGCGGGCGCGGGCGCCGGTGCTCCACACCACCTCGACGGTGCGGGCGGCGCGATCGACGGTGGCAGGCGCGGCAATCGCGCGCTGCGCCAAGATGGGCGCAGCAGCAAGCTCCGGTGCGGGGTCTCCCCCGCCCGGTTCGATGATGTCCGTCATGGTCAGCCCTGTGCTGGGATCTCGCGCGGCGGGGCCGCGGCGCCGGTGGCGGCAATCTCGACCGCGGCCATCTGCGCGGCGTCCTGCGCTGCGCCGGACTTCGCGACCCGGCGCGGGTCGGTGTCGAGCGAGATGCCGGCCTCGTCGAGCAGGGCGTTGGCCTCGCGGATCATCTCCACGGCGGCCCGGAAGTCGTAGCCGAAGGCCCCGGCCGCCTCGGGCTGCGGCACGAAGCCGGCACGCACCTGGGCGATGAGCGCGGTGGTGTCCTTCAGCGGGTCGATCATCTCATGCGCCGGCGGGACGTGCGACACCCCATCCGGCATCTCCGCCCCCCACAGCCCGAGCAGCGCGCCTTGGGCGTGGAACCGCTCGGCGATGGGGCGCACCAGCATCGGGATGAGCATGCCGTACTGCACCTGTTCGCAGAGCCGGCGGAACTCGATCTTGCCGGCGCGGAGGCTAGAGTAGTTCGCTTGGCTGAGGTCGCCGGAGACCTGGTCATAGGTCAGCCCGGCGCCGACCGCGGCGGCCTCGAGCGCGCGGCGGGCGAAAGCGGTGTGCGAACCACCACCGGAGGGGTTCACGACCTCAACCGAGCCCATGCCGCGGCGGTAGAGGATCATCCCCGGCTCGAAGCTCTCGACGGTGCGGCCCTGGGCGTCGCGCAATAGGCCGGCGGCGGCGCCGGTCAGCGCCTCGTCGCCTTCCTCCGTCACCACTGCGGCGAGGCAGGCCTCGATCTTGGCCTTCATCAGCAGCGCGGCCTCGTAGTCACCAAGGTCGCGCAGCCGGAGCAGGATTGGAGCCAGCCAGGAGA